AGAAGCCAACGTTACAGCACCTGGTATGATAAAAGATATTGATGCAAAGATCTATGAAACAATCTTTGAAGAAGAATACGAAGAGCAGAGCGTGGGGGCGAGGGCACCTGGTGATATGGTTCACGGACCACTAACATCAGTGGGTGAGATGGTAAGTCATTTGCGTGAGATGTATAGTCAGGGTTATACAGACGAGCAGATACTTGCCCTCCACCCAGAACTAAGTGCGTTGTTTGGTAATGGCGAATAGATATGTTGCAGATGTTCCATACTACATTGAGGGCAATGAAGAACGTTTTAGAGAGTTGCTGGCAGAGTATAACGAAAATCTTCATCAGTTTGAAACAAAAAGTAACAAAACAGCAGGACGAAGAGCAAGGAAAAACCTCTTAGAACTGTATCATTTGTGTCGTACACGCAGAGCAGAAATACTTGAAGGTATGAAAGAATGTGGATGGCATGAACACCCAAGTTGGCAAGGAATAGAAGATGGCGAATAAATTAAATGAAGGTAGTGAATTTACTATACCTCTAAAAAATCTTCTAAGTCTTATAGCATTCACAGGTATTGCTGTATGGGCCTACTTTGGTATCATAGAACGTATTGCTTTTCTTGAACACAATCAAGAAATGATACAAGTAGAAGTTGAAGAAAATGACCAGTGGATAGATGATTTCAAACCACCTGTTGAAGTTCAAGATACTATAGCGAGGGTAAGAGAATTAGAACTGAAAGTTAAAGAACTGGAAGTTATAATAGCACAAGGAGAATAACATGGCTAAAGCAAGAGGCGGCAAAAAGAAAAAAGATAAGAAAAAGAAATCTACAAGAGGCGGTATGCGCCGTAAATAGTAGGTTTTGATACAAAAATACTAAATACAAACAGTACTGTCAAAGGGCAGGTGGTAACTCAACCAATTGAAAGAGGTAAAATAATGGACGCAGAAAATACAGCGGTAAACAATACGGAGTCAACTGTTACTCCAACAGAACAACAGGTAGCAACACAGGAAACTAAGGAAAACCTTTTATCACAAGATGATGTAAATCGTATTGTAGCAGAAAGGGTAGCACGAGAAAAAGCAAAGTTTGAAAAGAAATTCTCAAACGTTGATTTAGATCACTACAAGACTTTGGTAGAAGCAGAAGAGTCACGCACTCAACAAGAACTTGAAAAGCGTGGTGAGTATGAGAAGTTATTGAAGGAACAGGCTGAAAAGTTTAACGGCAAGTTAAGTCAATACCAATCAGAACTTCATACTATCAAAGTAGACGGTGCTCTACTAAATGAGGCAAGTACGCAAAAAGCAATCAACCCTCAGCAAGTAGTAAGCCTATTGAAAAACCAAGTCAAATTAAATGACGCAGGTGGAGTAGATGTAGTAGATCAAAACGGTCAAGTGCGTTATGATGATAATGGTTCGCCCATTTCACCTAACTCACTAATCAAAGAGTTCCTTAGTGCGAATCCACACTTTGTACAAGCAGGACCAACAGGTTCTGGTACAGGACAAGGCGTAGGCAAGCAAACTCCAGTGGCAGACAACGACATATCCAAGTTGGATATGACAAACCCTAATCACAGAGCCCAATATGCGGAAATCATGAAAGGCAAAGGGATTAGGATATAACATAAATGCTATCAATCTAAAGGAGATATAACATGGCAGATGAAGCAACAGGATCAGTATTATCAGAACTGTATTCCAATATCGTACAATCAGCATTGTACACAATGAACGAGAAGACTATCATTAGACCTCTTGTTCGTAACTACGACATGACTGGAACTCCAGGCCTAACAGCACAGGTTCCAATTTACCCATCAGTAGCGGCGGCGGCTGTAGCAGACGGCACTGACTTAGCCAACACAGCATTCAACACAACATCAAAAGATATCACAGCAAGTGAAATTGGTGTAATGGTTGAACTAACTGACTTAGCGGCTGAATCAGCAACTGACGATGTAGCGGCGGCAATTGGGCGTCAATTAGGTTCAGCAATGGCTGAAAAAGTTGACACTGACTTAGCAGGATTATTCAGCGGATTTTCAAACTCACTTGGTACAGGTGACTCAGAAATCACAGCAGACTTGATCTTTCAAGCGGCGGCAACACTAAGAACTAACAACGCAGACCAAAATGGTGGCTATGTGTGTTTACTACACCCATTCCAAGCATACCAACTTAAAAAGCAATTAACTAACGCTGGAGCGACTATGAGTCACTCATTATCAGACGTTGGTAACAATGCTTTGAGAGATGGTTTTATTGGTAAAATCGCAGGCGTAGATATCTTTGAATCTAACGTTGTAACAGGCGCAAGTGCTGGTGCATACGTTGGTGCAGTGATGTCAACAGACGCATTAGGCTACATGGTTAAGCGTTCAATGAGAATTGAAACAGAACGTAACGCTTCTAAAAGAAGTTTAGAAATCGTTGGTTCTATGGCATACGGTGTAAGCGAACTATTTGACTCTTATGGAGTTGGCTTAGTAGCAGACGCACAGATTGCATAATCAATCTTAACTGACTAGGAATAGGGCGTTTTGGCGCCCTATTCTTTTATATGAATAAATACAAATGGATGAAGAAGGACTTCACCAATAATGTTAGGAGCAGGACCCTATGGCTATATTAGCAACAATCACTGATGTCGCGGCATTTGAGCCAGACATTGAAAATTACGGTATTTCAGACTTTGACGGCGAAATCGTAAAAGCACAAGCAGATGTTTTTAGAGATTTACGCATTCGTTGGTGGCCTACACAACAGCACGGACTTTATGATGTAAAGTATGTGGCTGGCGGCAATGTAGAACCAGACGAAGAATTATACACACCAAGTCAACTGACCCGTGCCTGTGTCTATCAAGCATTGGGGTTTCACATTTATCCAAAACTATCACGATTTGAACCTGACGTAGACGTCTTTGAAAGAAAGATGGAACACTACAGACAAGAGTATGAACGTGAAATGGATTTAGTACTAAGAGACGGTGTAGAGTATGACTTGAATAATGATAATACAATATCAGACAATGAAAAGACAGCAACTCATCATCTTCGCCTAAAAAGGTAGATAGCAAATGAGTTTACGCAATCAAATTGCAGACAACATAGTAGAAGTTCTTAAAGACATTGCTAACCCACGTCCTGTGTTGGTTACAAGAGAACCATTTGATGTTGAAAAATTAGCAATTACACAATTCCCCGCAATATTAGTACAGTCAGGTTCAGAAGAACGTGACACAGAAACAATGGGCACTAGCGGTGTTCGTCGTGGTACTATTATATTTCAACTTAGAGGCTTTCAACGAGGCACTGAGTTAGATAACAAAAGAAATCAACTAATTGAGGCAATTGAAGAAACGTTAGATTCAGACAGATACAGAGGTAAAGCGTCTGGAGAAGTACAGAATTCAATGGTCACAAGCATAGAAGTAATTGAAAGATTGGCTCCTCTGGCTGAATTTGTAATCAACTTTGAGGTTACATATTACTTCCAAAGAGGATCAGCATAAAGGAGAAAACTATGATCAAAATGAAAAAAAACAATTCAATTAAAGAGGTCAAGGATCATTCTTTAGTTGAAATGTATGAAAAAGAAGGTTGGACTAAATTTTTAGATGCCCACGTAGAAGTGAAGGCAACTGTAAGTCCTCCAAAAAAGAAATTTACTGATGAGGTTAAACTTGACAGTGAAGTGGTGGACGTGACGCCCACAGAAAAAAAAGCGTCGTTTAATGAAACCAGCAACAAAGGAGAAAAATAATGGCGATTAATACTATTATTACTGGAAACAATGGTGTAGTTAAAATGGCAGATGCGAGTGATTCTTTAACATCAATTGCGAGCGTTCGTTCATTTTCTTTAGAAATTACATCAGACACAATTGAAAGCACTACAATGGGTAATGACAGCAGAACATACCTAAAAGGACTAAGTTCTTTTTCAGGTACCGCTGAAATTTACTACGATGGAGATGTTTTCCCAACAGCAGACAGCGGAACAAACCTATCAGGTTTGAATCCAACACTTGAAACTGTTGGACACTCACCTTATGCAATTGAGTTATTCCCAGATGAAACTAACCATGCGGCAACTAAATTCGCAGGCGACATCATCATCACAGGGTTCACACTTAATTCATCTATGGACGGCATGGTAGAAT